AGCGAGGCCTGCGCTGCGTATGTGTCCAAGTACCTTGTCAATGATTCGCTCGTCCCCTACGATACGCGTCTTCCCAAGCCGCGCGCCTGGATCTCCAAAGGATTAGGCAAGTATTACCTTGATGATCCGGTGACTGTCGCCTGGCACCGGGAAGCGCCCCTCGAGCATCAGTTTGTCATGCAGAACGGCCGCAAAGGCATCTTGCCCCGCTATTGGCGTGACAAGATCTACGACGATGAGATGAAAGCTGTTATACTTGACGATTGCGTGGCTCGCGACGCAGCTGAGTCGATTCGCTTGGACGAAATGTCTGACGAGGAGTTCGCTGCTTTCAATCGTGTCGAGAAGGCCCGCCAGGACGAGGCGTACAGACAAGCCGAGTGGCATTTTAGAAAACGTAACAAGATCAAGTAATGTCAAATAAGATTTACACTTCTATTCCGGCGCCGAAGGTACCGCGGAATACTTTTAATCGTTCGAGGCCCAATAGCCTCTCCATGCCTTTTCAGCGTAATGTCCCTATCATGGCCGAGGAGATTTATCCCGGTGACATGATGCGGTGCAATCCTGAGCTGTTCGCCCGGTTACAGCCCATGATAGCGCCGGTCATGAATAACATGAAGATTTCCACGCATTTCTTCTATGTCCCTCTCCGTACGTTGAACAAGCACTTCTCCGAGTTCATGTTCAATAACCGGACCGGTGATTATACCGATGTTCTCCCCTACTGTCATACGGGTACCCTCTGGGTGCTCATTGACCAACTGTATACTGTCGGTTATTATGCTGTCGCCGCCGAGGTCATCCGCCTGCTTGACTTTATCGGTCTTCCGTTCGTGTACTCGAGCTCGACGACGGCTCAGCTCTTCGTCGGGTCTTGGCTTGCGAACGGATGGAACGCCAAGGTAGCTGGCGGTGATCTTTCCGGCGTTGGTCCTTCGTATGACAGTGGCTATCGTATTAACCTTGCGCCTTTCTTCGCTTATCAGAAGATCTGGTCCGAGTACTTCCGCGATGAGAACGTCGAAGAGGATCCTTTCGTCGATTTCGAGGACGCGACGTCCCAGGATGTCTTTGAGTGGACTGGCGACAAGTCTTCCACTTTGAACTCCCTTATTACCGGCGGTTATGTGACCGCCGTTGCCTGGTTGTTCACTCTCCGGCGCCGCGCATGGGCGCATGATCGTTTTACGAGCTCTCTTCCCTTCGCTCAGCGTGGTCCTGACGTTCTTCTTCCTATTTCCGGTACCGCCCCGGTCGTCTATAAGGATGACTATATGCTTGGTACTGGTTCTCCTGGTGTCAAGGTTGTCGCTGCCCAGTCTGGTACCGGCGGTACTGTCGTTGAAGATTCAACGTCTATGAGGATAGGTGTGGTCAATACTGACCCGACCCGTCGTCTTCTTTACAAGAACGGTGGTAACGGCTCCGGTGCCTCTAACGTTGCTATCGATCCTAACGGGTCCCTCGAGGTTGATTTCGAGGCCGCCGGCCTTACTACCACTATCAACGACTTCCGTGTTGCCGAGCGCGTCCAGCGCTGGTTCGAGAATGACGCCCGCGGGGGCGTCCGCCCCAACGAAGGTACGCTCGCTCATTTCGGTATCCGCACCCCCGATTCGACGCTTGACCGTGCCGAGTTCATCGGTGGATCCATGCAGCCTATCGTGGTTTCCGAGGTTACCCAGACGTCTTCGACTGACGCTACGTCCCCCCAGGGTAATCTCGCCGGAAAGGGTACGTCGTATAGGTCTAACCCTGGTTTCCGCATGTTCTTCACTGAGCATGGTTTCGTCTTCGGTATTTGTTCCGCCCTGGTTCGTGCGAACTACTGGCAGGGTATTCCCAAGATTTTCTCCCGCATGCAGCGCGACGAGTACTACTGGCCCGAGTTCGCTAACCTTGGCGAAGAGCCCGTGTACACTAAAGAGATCTTCGCCGACGGTACTGTCGTTGCCGAGGATGACGTTTTCGGATATGTTCCTCGATATAGTGACCTCAAGTCTGCTGTCGGTGAGGTGCATGGTGACATGCGGTCTTCCCTCTCCTTCTGGACCCAGACGCGTGAATTCTCCAACAAGCCTGAACTTAATCGCGAGTTCTTGTTCGGTGATCCTTCGCTGGCTCCGTTTGCCGTCCAGTCTCTCTACTCTGATCCTATCATTCTTACTATTCAGTTCCACTTGAAGGCCTCCCGTCTGATGCCGTTCTATGGCGTCCCGACCCTTTAGGCCAAGTGCCGTTTGAACGTGGCCACCGGCGGCCTGAGCCGGTAACCTTATAGCAATGAAACAGTCTTTCGAAGTGCCTACGGTGAGATTAAGAGTTAAGTTTGGCTCTCAATTGTCCCTCTTCGCTCCCCTTCCCGGGGAGCCAAGAGGTGACATGGCCGATGCGTTACACCAACGCGAGGCTTTTAAGTGCCCCGAGCGGCGCTGCCTTGACAACCTGGCTTGCCCGTATTGGCCCCTAGAATGCTTTTAAATCGATTATCATGGAATTTTACACTCAATGGTCCAATAGACCCCCTCACGCTCCCCAGGAGTTCAAGGAACCCACCTGCACCGTGCCTAACCAGTCTATGACGGTGCAGGAGATCATCGCGAAGTATTCGCGTACCGGCCTTGTCCCGCAGTCCTTCGCCAAGAAGGACGAAGGCGGCAATATCGCCACTGATCCCGACTTCGACCCGCTCGACAGCGGTCTTGAAATGCTCGAGGCCGCCGCTCAGGAGAAGGCCCGCCAGGAAGCGGAAGCTGCTAAGGAAGCAGCTGCCGAGAAGCCCAGCGCGCCGGCGGGGGACGGGGGTGAAGCCCCCTCCCCCGCGTAGGCGCGCGCCCATGGATGCGCACGCGTTATTCTTGTCAAGATAGTGCGCATCCATACTTTGTTGGAACTCAATGAGTTACAACAAGGTTCCCGCAAACGTCAAAACCAAAGGGATTCCGCCAGGAATCCCCCCCCCTGATTGAAGGGGGTCCGGGGGAAACGGGAGCCGTAGCGAGGTCGGCAAGCCCAGGCGTCATGAGGACGAGGACGAAGGACGAGGACGAATAAGCCGGGACCCGGTACCGAAGCGACACGGCTCGCGTGTCCCCCGGTCCAAAAGTTTTTTTGAAATATGCCAATAGTAAACGGACAGTACGTATATGATACGTTACCCCAGTCTAAGTCAAATACGCTGACATCCCAGGTTTTCGGATCCGGTCATAGCATGAACGGCAAGGATTGGTCCGACGCTACCACCTTCGCGGCTAACTACTTGATGAAGCAGCAGGAGCAGGCCTACAATCTCCAGCTGTGGAATCTTAACAACGAGTATAATAGTCCAGCTGCCCAGATGTCGCGTTTCCTGGACGCAGGCCTCAATCCGAATTTGATTTATGGCCAGCAGAATCAGGCGCAGTCTCCTGCTTCGGCTTCTGCTTTCAATTTCAGGTCCCAGGGAACCCAGGCCAAGAAGACGCAGAATGCTATCTCTATGATCAATCAGTTTGGTCAGATCGTCAAGCAGGCGAAGGATATCTATGACTATGCCACCTACGGCGCGCCTGAGCGTCAGAAGAGTCTTTTCGCTATGGATCAGGCCTACCGTATTGCTGACCGTCAGGAGACCGCTCTGCAGCTCCAGAACTGGTGGAATGAGTGGCTTCAAGGTCGCCTCGAACTTCCTTCGGATGCCCCGGCAGTTCGCAAGTATCAGCTTCAGGCTGATCTGTTAGATTCTCAGATCCGTCGTATGGAAGCTATGATCAAGATGATCCCGGACCAGCAAGCTCGTATCCAGGCCCTTAAGGCTCTTGATGACTATCGTCTTCAGATCTTGAAGGGTCAGAATGACGCTATTCTGAACATCCATACCGGAAATGAGTTGGCCGACAGTTTCTTAAAGGCATTCCTCTATTTTGGAATGTCTGCTCTTTGAAATATGAATTTTTATTCATACATTTGTCACAACTCAAGGCATTGAGTACAAGGAGGTTACGTTAACTAAATATAAATTGTGTAACTTTTCGTCGTAAGACATTGAGTTATAGCGGGTTACGCAGCCTCCTTTTCTCGGCCTTGAGGAAACATTTTACTATTAACCCTCAATGCCATGAGTAAACTTAAATTCACCCCCTGGACCTATGTCCTCCAGATCGACGAGCAAGTCGTCGGTGCGTTTCACTCCGCAGCTCTCGCGTATGCCCATTGGATTGCATACGCCGAGAAGTATTCTAACCCTGACTGTCCTTTTGCCCATTGTTCGCGGTTCCGGTACTGCCTGGATCCGTACACCCCGGAGCATCAGGACGTAACACTAAACTTTGCCCGCCAGTGGCAGGCTATTCGAGAACTTAAACAAAAGGAAAAGCAACTATGAGACGCCGTGGATTCCGCCGCGGTGGCCGTCGCCGTCGGCGTGGTTACCGCCTGTCCCGTGGTGGCATTCGCTTCTAGGTGAGCGCTTGCTTCCACCCGTTCAGCGTTCGGCTCCCAGACGGTAGGTCGCAGGTCGTTCGCTGCGGTAAGTGCCTAGCTTGCCTCGAGCATAGGCAGGCAGGCTGGATTGCCAGGCTTACGGATGAATTCAACAGCTACCCGGAAGGCGTGTACTTCGTCACTTTGACGTATGACGACGATCACGTCCCCGTGCAGCATGTTGGCGACGGCATTTATAAGCCGGCGATTTCTTCCTCGGATATCAAGAAGTTCCATGCTGATTTGCGGAAGCGCTTCCAGCAGGGTTTCTATCTTGATCGTACACTCGTTAATGCTGGTGTGGATTCTGAGCCCGCCCGCATTTCTCTGCCAGAATGTCATTTCAAGTACTATGTCACTTCGGAGTATGGCCCGAACGGTACCCGCCGACCCCATTACCACGGTTTCTACAGCAACATGCTCGAGGATGAGAGCCTTGTTTTCTCGCTGTTCCAAACCGTGTGGGGGAAGGGGTTTGTCACGGTCGAAAAAGGCCGTAGCGAGGCCTGCGCTGCGTATGTGTCTAAGTACCTTGTCAATGATTC